ATGCGATTACTATTGTTGGTAGTGCTAATGGTGTATACGCTCAGAACTTGGCTTACCACAAGTCAGCGTTCCGTTTCTGCTCTGTACCTTTAGTTAAACCACAAGGTGTAGATTTGGTTGGCCAAGAAACTGTAGACGGTATTACAGTTCGTATCGTTCGTGACTACGATGTTACAAATGATAAGCTAATCATGCGTGCTGATGTGCTTTGGGGCATGGCTAACGTGCGTCCTGAGTGGGCTTCACGTTTATACTCTTAACCTAACAGGGGGAGGAAACTCCCCCATCTTTTAAAAGGAGAATTATTATGAGTGTAGGAATTATAGCGGGAAACGCATCCGGCATTAACATCTTGGAAGCCACTTGGGATATTCCAAGTGTTGCCGCCAACACAACAGAAGAAGAAACATTTACTTTAGCAGGTGCTAAGGTGGGTGATTATGTACACGTATCTAAAGCCGATTTAGATGCTGGTATTATCTTTGGTTCTGCTCGAGTAACCGCTGCTGATACTGTAGGGGTGCAAATTAGTAACCCAACAGCTTCTGCTGTAGATGCTGCTAGTGAAACAGTTAAGATTTTACATGTACGACCAGAAGGTCAAAGTGCCAACACTGGTATTGCAGTATAATTGGATGGGGTGTAAAAGCCCCACCATTTTTAAAAGGAGTGAGAGATGAAACTAATTAAAGACGGTATGGAGAAAAATCTAACAAGTGAAGTAGCTATCAAGTTAGCTAAAGAGCGTGGTTGGATTGTAGAGGGTGAGAAACCATCTAAAAACGAAAAAGAAGAGCTGTTTGCAAAGATTGAAGAGCTTGGATTGGAAAAACCACACCATGCAACAGGTATTGATAAGCTAAAAGAGCTTATTGCCGATGCAGAAGAAGTAACAGAGGAATAAGAATATGACCACGGCTAGAAGCATAATTGAACAAGCATGTAAGCAAATCCACGTTTTAGGTCGTGGTCAAACTCTGCCTAATGATGAAGCGCAAGACGCTCTAACAGCATTAAACAACCTTCTAGGCTCTCTATCAGCAGAGGGTGGAATGGTTTACACCGAGAGCAAGGATAGTTTCACCGCAAACGGTTCAGCAAGCTACACAATAGGCTCTGGTGGAGATTTAAACACAACCAAGCCTTACGATATTGCGGCAGTATTTATCAGACAAGGCACAACGGATACATATCTTACAAAAAATGACCAGAAACAGTATGCCCAAATTACTAACAAGAGTACCACTGGCCAACCGAGTATTTTCTACTATGATAACAACCCTGCACTGGGTAATCTGTATCTTCATCCTGTGCCTAGCTCTGCTTATACTGTTTTCGTATATTCAGTGAAGCCTTTAACGGCGTTTACAGGACTTACAGATGATATTACTATGCCTTCCCCATATGAGCGCATGTTAGTTACTAATTTGGCCTTAGAGTTAGCCCCTTCCTATGAGAGAGAGCCGACACCACAGCTAATGAAGAACGCATCCAAGGCAAAGGGCAATGTATTTAAGTACAACACAAGAAACAGTACTAACGTAGCTGATGTAGACAGCGCTATTTTAGATACTGACGGAACATACAACATATACAGAGGTTACTAGATGGAGATACCATTTGTAGGGGCTACATATCAGTTAAAGGCAAAGAGCTTTGCTGTTCAGAGATGTATTAACTGGTTTCCTATTCTTTCTGAGATGCCAAACACTAAGTCGGTTGCCGCCTTACAGGGTACAGCCGGATTAAGTTTATATGCAACAGCCACAGGCGGTATCATTAGAGGTGGTTTTACTTCCACAGCTAACAGGGCATTTGTTGTAGCCGGTGATAAGTTCACAGAGATAAACACAGACGGCACAGAAACACAACACGGTACTTTAAATACATCTTCCGGTAGGGTTTCTATTACAGAAAGCTTAACAGAGATTATGGTAGTAGATGGCACTGATGGCTGGGTATTTACCAAGGCTACAGATACATGGGCACAGATTGTTGATGCAGACTTCCCGACAGCTTCATTTGTAACATATCAAGACGGATACTTCATTGTGGTAGAGGATGGAACACAGAAGTTCTTTATATCAGCTATCAATGATGCGACTTCTTGGGATGCTTTAGACTTTACAAGTGCAGAAAGCTCTCCTGATGCTTTGATTGCGCCGTTCTCAGACCATGGTAATTTATGTTTGTTTGGTAACAGGTCAGTAGAGGTGTACCAGAACACAGGAAGCGCCTCGTTCCCGTTTGAGCGTATCTCAGGGGCTATTATACAAACAGGGTGCGCAAGCGGACACACTATTCAGAAGTTTGATAACACAATTACATGGCTTGGTATTGATGAGCAAGGGCAGGGTATTGTTTGGAAGATGGATGGTTACAACGCAGTTAGAATTAGCACACAGGCCATTGAGAAGCGCATTGCAGAGGTTGATGACATCACAGATAGTTATGCATGGGTTTATCACGAGCAAGGGCATATTTTCTATGTATTGCAGGTTTCAGGTCTGGATACTACGCTTGTTTATGATGGCTCTACAGGGTTGTGGCACGAGAGAAGCTATTGGAACAGTGTAACAGGCGAAAAAGAGCTACACAGAGGCGGTTGCCACTTCTTCTTTGATGGTAAAAACCTAGTAGGTGATAGGGAGAACGGTAAAATCTATCACATGAGCTTGGACTATTACTCAGATAATGGTGATGAGATTGTATCAGAGCGTGTTTCACCACATCTACAGAGTGAAAAAGAACTTATTCCATTTAGTTCCTTCGAGTTAGATATGGAGGTTGGTGTCGGTTTAACCACAGGCCAAGGCTCTGACCCACAAATTATGATGCAGTACTCAGATGATGGCGGTCACACATGGTCAAGTGAGCTGTGGCGTGATATAGGCGCTAAAGGTAAGTATGGAACAAGGGTCGTATGGAGGCAACTTGGTTCAGGACGTGACCGTGTATGGAAGGTTAGAATAAGTGACCCTGTATTTAGACAAATAAACAAGGCTTTCATAAATGGCAAAGCTTAACCCTGCACCTATTCAAGCACCTGTTGTAGACGGTTCAAAGCGTTTAACTACAATATGGGCGCAATGGTTTAACAGTATGCTGTTAGGTATTATTAGGGCTGATGGAAGTGTGCGACCTGTAACACTTGCAGATGCAGACGCTGAAAACAACAGCATATATTACAGCAGCACAGCAAGTAAATTGGTTTATAAAGACAGTGGTGGTGTGGTGAATAACCTTTATTAGGGGGTTGAGTGATTAGAATTGTTGGAGAAGCAGACCTACCGGAAGTGGTCAGGCTTGTAACTTTGGGGGCTGAGGAAAGAGGACACAAGGTAAGTAAGGATACACTTACCGATAGTGTAAAGAGAGCATACTATATGGCTCCGTCATTTTTAGTAGAGGATGATGGCAAGGCGGTTGGTGTGGCTTGTATGACATTAGGTTGTATGCCTTGGTCACAAGAGCCTTATCTAACAAGTATAATGGTTTATGTATTGCCCGAAAAACGCAAGTATGATATAATAAACGGGTTATATAAAGCTATTAAACGCTACGCCAAGCTTCATGGGCTTCTGTATATGGATACATTCATAGGTACAGATAGAATTGATGGAAGAGCCAGATTAGCACGCTCGCAAGGTTTGAAACAAACTGGAATATCAATTATGTACGAGGCTAAAGATGAGTAAAGGTGGCGGTGGCGGATACGATACAAGCGGAATGGAGCGTGCAACTCAGCAGGCTACAGACCTTCAAGAGAGAATATATGAAGAGGGTGTTCAGCGTGGCATGCCTTTCTATCAAGCTGGTGTTGGCGCACTAGGTAAGCTTTCTGATTATCTAGGCATTGACCAAACTCCTGTGCAACGCCAGTCTATTTATGACAGGTTACTTCCTGAGTACACAACAACAACGCCTGCAAGTGGGAATATTGTAACTTACGACAGCCAAGGTGCTATGGTTAAGCCTATGACAAGGGAAGAGTATATTGCTAAACGTGCTACACTTGGTGCGCCACAAGCATCTGAGTTGGATAAGAAGTGGTTTGCACAGTGGGAAGACCCAGCAGACCTATCTAAGGGCGTTAAAGGCTCTATGGGTGCGACTGGTGGTACATCAGTAACAGATTACGCAGGATTAAATGCAGCAGTAGACGCACAAATGGGGTCACAAGAGAAGCCAGAATACTACGGCTCATTGTTAGAAGGTTTTGATGTAGATAAGTTTGGTTTAGACCCTTCTTATGACTTTATCAAGGGAGAGGGTGAGAAGGCTATTGAACGTGCAATGGCGGCTAAAGGACAAACATACAGCCCTGCTACTGAAAAGGCTTTAATGGAATACGGTAAAGATTTAGCCTCTACTGAGTATGGTAGAGCATTTGACCGTTACAACGTAGAGCAACAAAACATCTATAACCGCCTTATGGGATTAACAGGCGTAGGGCAAGGACAACAGGCACAGCTAACAGCTTCCGGCGCTCAATATGCAAGTGATGTAGGTCAATCTCTAGGTAGCCTTGCACAGGCACAGGCGGCAGCACAACAGGCCAAGGCAAGTGACCGCTCAAGCATGTTTGGAAACCTTCTACAATTAGGTGGTACATTAGGTGCGGCAGCATTAACAGGTGGTGGCTCATTGGCTGCAACTGGTGCTGCTGGATTATCAACAATGCCTTATACGTCAGCCATGTTGTTCGCATCTGACAAACGCCTTAAAGAGAACATTGAGCTTGTAGGTGAGAAGAATGGCCACAATATCTACCACTTTAACTACAAAGGCTCTGATAAGCGTTATGAGGGTGTTATGGCGCAAGAGGTGCTAGACAAGATGCCGGAAGCAGTGATTGACGTAGGAGGCCATTTAGCGGTGTACTACGATAAGCTAGGTTTAGAGATGAAGGAGGTCAACTAATGGCTGTAATTTATGACCCTAATGTGTTTTTACAACCTTCTGCACAACGCAACAGAGAGCGTTCCAAGGTGTTTGAGAGTATTGCTAATGCATTTCAGCGTAACCAAGAGTTAAAAGCGGCACAGGCTGAACAGTTGCGTAAAGAGGCTATTGCAGAAGCATCTCAACAGGCACAGTTTGCACAGCAAGAGAAACTTTTAGGTATGAAGCAAGCTGGTACACCTATTAAGCCAGAACAGCGCCTAGTACAGCTTGCAACAATTGCACAGCAAAGACCTTTAACGCCACAAGAGATGGCTGAATATAAAGGAATTGAACAAGTAAGGGGAACGCAGCAGATTATTGGTGCTATGGGTGATGTAGCGCCTAAATATTCCCCATTGTCTTTGGCAGGGCAAACTTTAATGCCACCGCCAGCAGAAGCACCTATGGGTGCAGAGCCTCTTGCCCAACCCTCACCACTCCAGCGGGAGGCTCAACCTATTTCAGAATTCCAAAAAGCAACAGAGGGTGTAGGTGGAAGTGTTAGGAAAACACCAAAGTTTGAGATGGAAAGAGGTAAGCAAGAACTACAGTTTGAGAGTACGAAGCTTATGAAGCAGTTTGAAGCAGGCCAAGCCAAGAAGCTAACAGACAAGCAAAAGGCTTCATCACAGCAAAT